CCACGCGCAGTGCCTCGCGGCATGGGCTGCAGCATGTCGTGCACCGCCAACACATTGACTTGGCCGCGCATCGAATGCACCAGGGCGCGCCAGGCGGCCGCTTCGCGCATCAACGGAATGCGCTCCTCGCTCACGAGCGTGCAGGTGCGACGCGCGGGCCCGAGCACCGCCACCTGCATCGATCCCGATTCGCTGTTGCTGAAAGTCAGGTCGAAGACCTGGAGTCCGAAGTCCTGCCGCTTCACCGGCAGATCGGACGGAAGTGTCACGATGGTCATTGGGGGAGCACCTTCACGCGCTTGAGTTGTTCCATCTGGCCGCGGTTGTTCTCCGCGAGCAGGCGTTGCATGTCGGCCATCACCGCGCCGCGATCGGAACGGGCGTCGATGTGGAAGACGTTGGAGGGCGCGAACTGGATCGTCGGCGAGCCATTCGCACCGCCCGGCGCGCTCACACCAAGTCGGCCGTCGGAGCCGCGGCGCAGCGGCATGATGGCTTCAGGCCCGGCTTCGCCCATGAGGCCGATGCCGTTCGCGAACGGGAAGAACGTGGGCTGGCCGACCACGCTGTTGGCGTAGGCATGCAGGCCGGGGGATGAGAAGACGTTGCCGTTGGCGCTCTTGACGCCGAAGAAGCCGAGCACGGTGCTCACTGCACTGCCGATCCAGCTTCCGCCGGAGCTGGAGCCCGAGGCCGTGCCGCCGCTGCTGCTTCCCGAAAAAATCCCCTTCATCGCACCGGAGAGCCATCCGGAGAACGCCTCGACAGCCGGCTTCACCGAAGCGTCGTACAGCGCATCGGCCACCGACGCGGCGAGCTTCTTCTTGAGCGCTTCGCCCATCTTGTCGATGGCATCTTTGCCGCCGCCATCCAGGAGATTCACGAACCCATCGCGGAACACACCACCGATGTCGTCCGAGAGCTTCTTGGAGCGGTCCTTGTCCTTGTCCTCGTCTTTCTTCGTCTTTTCGCTCTCGGTCTTCAGTCGATCGCCGGCTTGGGTCACCTTCAAAAGGTCCTTTTCTGCCTGCAAGCGGTCGTACAGGGACTGGACATAGCCGGGAATGACGTTGTTCGTCGCCTCGAGGTCGTTGATCTGGCGTTGGGTCTGCTCGATGTTCAGTTGCTGCACAGCCTCCTTGGTGAGGCCGAACACCGCGTTCTGTTCTTCCTGCGCACGGACTTGCTCGCGGAGTTTTTCCGTGGCCTGCTGCGATGTCTTGAGCACCGAGTTCTGAGATGCCGCGTCCAGCTCCGCGAAGGTGTTTTCGGCATCACTGTCAACGGAACGACGCTGGTCACCAAGGACGCTGGATTGGTTTTCCAGCTTCTGTCGCGCGAGGGCTGACCCCTTTTTTGAACCGAGGATTCGTAGCTCGTCCTGAACTAGGTCTTCCTGATCCTTCAGGTCCTTGAGACGAAGATCTCGCTTGCTGCGAACGACGTCGTAGTCGGTCAGGAGGTCCCGCTTGCGAAGGCTGTCGATCTTCTTCAGACCCTCGGCCGTCTCTCTCGCCTTGGCGTTGTATTCCTCGCGCACGGCCTCCAGCCGAATGCGGACCCCTTCGTCTTCGGCGCGATCAATCCCGCCGGTGCCGCCCTTGGGGGCGAAGGACTTCCTGAGCGCCTCGATCTCCTTTTCCTGCTCGGCGGCAGTGGGCACCGGACGGCTCGCCGCCTTGGAGTCGAGGATGCTCTTCTTGTAGAGATCGACGGCAGCAGCTGCTTCGTCTTTCTTGTTGAACCGGCCACGCAGCTCAGTCAACGTATCGCTGGCCTTGATGCCCTTCTGTTCGACGAGCGCGCGTTCCGACTGAGACGTGGCGTCTCTATTCTTCAGGCGCAGATCTTCCTGCAGGTAAGACTGGCTCAGCCTCAGAGTTTCCAGATTGTTCTTTTTGGGTGCCCCTACAGCAGCACCACCGGCGGTTTCGGCAAACCCACCGTTGTCATCCCCGTAACGCTTGCGATAGCGCTCGATCTTCTCCGAGACCTCATCGATTTTCTTTTGCATCGGCTCGGCACGGCCGATGTTGCGAATGGCATCCCCTGCGCGATTGATGGTGCCGATGATGGCCATCCAGGCACGGTCCATGGTGCCGAGATTGCCGACTACTTGTTGTGTGCGCTGGCTCATGGCATCGGCGAACGACTTCTGCGCAAGCGCAGCGGCGTCTTCCTTTCGGCCTTGGTCTTCGAGCGCCTTGATTCGGTCGTAGGTGCTCGCGCTCAGGTAGTGATAGGCCTCGTTGAGCTGGGCGGATGCCTTGGAAGGCGCATCGGCAAGCTTGACGAAGTGCTCCGTGGCTTCGCTGATCGATGTTCCCAGCACACGGTTCATTTCCGAAGTTGCACCAGCAACGTCACTCAGGACCTGGCTGCCTACCCTGCCAGTACCGACTGCGGCCGTGAGGGCTTCTGCGGCCAATGACTGCGTGCCCTTCGTTCCAGCGATCTCCACGGCTCTTGCCTGGAGGCGGTCGTTCGTTTGACCCGCATAGTTGCCGGACAGAATTCTTGCGTTGGCGTATCCGGCGGCCTCCTTGCTGCCTTGCACATAAGCTTCGGTCAACGTGAGTACAGCCTGCGTCGCCAGATTGAGAGGCGACACCAAGCCCCTGATGTAGCCTCCCACGGCACCCGCTGCTGGGCCGATGCCGCCGAAAGAAGAAATGAGCTTCGCCCCCTCACCCACCAGCGAGGTCAAGGGTGACTGCCCGCCCTGGATGCTGGAGAACAGGCTTTGAACAGAAGAAGCAACCTCCTTGGCGGAAGCCGCCGCCTTCGCCTTGGCCTCTTCGGCCTTGCTGGCGCCGCTCGATATCCTGTCGACGAACTTTGAAAATTCGCTGAAGACCTCGGCCAGGTCCGCCTTCATCGACGAAGCGTTCACCGACATCTGAATCGTTAGTTGTTGTGTTGCAGCCATGTCTGTATGGTCCGTTTGAGCTAAGAAAAAAATGAGGCCGACATCTGCCGGCCCCATGCTTCTTCGATGGCCGCAGGAGCCCGCGATGCCGCTAGACGTTCAGCACCGCTATGCCTTCGTCTTCCATCACCTGCAGTTGCAGGAACACCTCGCGCTGCCGAGCGCGCGGAATGCCCAGGCGCTTCATGGCGACGTCGACCGCGCCGAAGTCGAGCCCCTGGAACCACGCGCCTGCCGCACCCGCGACGACCCGCCACTGCGTTCGGCAGGCATGGAACACCTCGAATGCTTCCTGGTGTTCGGGCCATAGCTCGAAGGGTGGCGGGCCGCCGCCGTTGGCCGTCGAAGAGACGAGCCGGGTCGGGTCGAGACCGAGCGACGCGCACTGGCTTCGGAGATCGTCGTCCAGCTCGTCGTGGACGCGATGCTCTGCTCCGAGCACGAGGCGCGCGGCGCCTCTCAGTTTTTTACCGCGGCCGGATAGGCGTGCTCGAAGTAGCTGTAGGCAATGGCAGCCTCGAAGGACGGCCATTCCTCCACCGCCGCGGCGCGGTTCTCGGCGGTGCAGATGAAGGGCGCACCGTCGTCGCCTTCCAGGCCCTTCCAGTCGGCCAGCACCATGTCGAGCAGTTCCCTGTCGGTCAGGTCGCGGCCGTCCAGGCGCTTCTGCAGGATGTCGTTGTCGGACTTGGTCAGGCGCTTGAAGACGGCGCTGAAGCGCACTTCCTCGACCTGGCTGTCGCCGGGCACGCGCATCAGCACCGGCGCGACGAAGGTCGGCTTGACGGCGATCTTGAGTTTCTGGGGCATCTCTGTCTGTTCCTCTGTGGAGTGGCGGGGGGTGCCGTTGAAGCTCAGCGCACGACGATCGACCACTCGTCGTTGCCCGCGCCGGTGGGCACGAACTCGAGCGGCACGGTGATCATCTGCACGCCGTCGACGTCGCTGAAGGTCGGCTTGCCGATCTGTGCGCGCGGCGACAGGAACTCGACGACGTTGGTCGCGCCCTGGCCGTGCTTGAGCGCCAGGTTCACGCGCTGGCTGGCGCGGGCCATGCCGATCCAGTCCTTGGTGGCGACCGAGGTGTTCTCGAAGGTGACCGAGCCGGTCGACACGCGCGCGGTAATGTCGACGGCATCGACGGTCATCAGGTCGCGCTTGACCACCGTGTTGCCGGCGTCGAAGGCAAAGGCGTTGGCGGCCACGCCGAGGCCGTCGAGCGTGAGCGTGGTGTTGGCCTTGTTCACGCCCAGCGGGTCCATGAACCTGGTGTAGTCGGCCACGGGCAGCGGCGCGTCTTCGGCGGGCACGAACAGGCCGGTGAATTCGAACTGCCACTTCGGAATGCCCTTGGCATTGATGGTGGCCTTCACGTTGCCGTGCGCGTCGGTCATCTTGTAGACGGTGCCGTCGACGTTGCCGTAGATGGTGAGCGACTCCAGCGCGTCCGTGGCCGGCGCGAAGGTGGTGCTGACGCCGGCGGCCGTGGTGACGGCGATGGCGCAGCCGCGCATCAGCGCTGCGTAACCGGGCACGTCGCCTGCCGCGGCAACGCCGGCGATCTCGACCGAGAAGGCGATCTTGCTGTACTGCGTGACCAGCACGGAGCCGCGCGAGCCGAAGTACGGGCGCACGTTGTCGCGCTGGACGACGTCGCCTTCGATGGGGGTCAGCGTGACTTCGCTGACCAGGATCGCGTTGGCCGCGCCCGTGGGCACCGCGTCGGTGCCGCGTACCGTTTCAGCCTTGGCCAGGATGGCCATCTTGCGCATGAGTTTTGCCATGTCGGCGTTCTCCGTTGGTTGGTTGGTTTGGGTTGTCGAGAAAAGGAAAGATCTGCCTGCGTGCAGTCAGAGGTAGCGCCAGGTCCGCAGCTGCAGCGCGATGCCGTGGCAACGCACGCCGCAGAAGGTGACCAGGCCGGTGCCGTCGACCTGCACGCCGTCGGTGCGCTTGTCGTCGGTGAGCGGTCCGGCGGCGCATGCGCCGCCGAAGGTGGGGTCGGCGCGCACGGCGTCGCGGATGTCTTCGACGAGCGCGTCGAATACAAGCTCCGAAGCAGCGGCGTCGTCGAACGCGAGCAGGCCGTGCACGGTCCAGGTGTCCACGCTCATCGCGCGGCCGGCGGCATTGACGCTGCGTTCTTCGGTGGCGGTGCGGCGCAGCCACCAGCCGCGCAGTTGCTGACCGCCGGCCGGCAGGTCGTACATGAAGAGCGCGCGCAGCGCTGCTTCGTCGGCCAGGGAGCGTTCGCGGTCATGAACGCGGCCGACCTGTGGCACGGTGTTCAGCGTCTGCACGATGGCGCTGCGAAGGGTGTCGAGACGGCTCATGCCTGGGCTCCGTTGGATGTTGTTGGGTTGGTGTATGAACTGTCGCGGCGAAGGCTCGAATGGCTGAGGCCGACATTCGCCGTCCCCGTGCATCCATCGGCCCCTCAGTTGATTCCGGGCCCGTTGCGGAACCACTGCTTGACGGCCTCCGCGAGCAGCGCCGTGCCGATGGCCATCGCGCCGCCCGATGCGGCGCCGAACACGGCGGCGCGCTGCTCGACCGTGCGCAGGCGGCCGTCGAGCGCGTCGAAGCGCGTGTCGAAGCCGTCCATGCGCCGGTTCTGCCGGTCCTGTCCGTCCTTCAGGGCCTGCACCAGGCCGTGGATCTGGCCGAGCAGCAACAGCTCCTGCGTGCGTGCGTGGGTTTCGCTCATGGGGCGGGTCTTTCTGTAAGGAACTCGATCAGCGCGCGGTACCGGAACCGGTCCGCCGCGCATGAGCGGGCGTTGATGTCGTGGTTGGTCCAGGCGTCGTCGACGGTGAGGCCGGAATCAGCAGCACAGGCTTCGACGGAGGTGTCAGCAAGTCCGCAGGCGCCCGCGGGTACGTCGGTTCCCGCGAGGGCGCTGTTCCACATCCAGACAGCAGCAAGACTGAGGCGATGAGGGCCGTCGACACCGTCGCGCTGCATGTCACCAGGCGGCGCGGCATCGGCGTGCGGTTCGGGCGCTGCAGCCGGCGCGGCGCGGGAAGGCTGCCCGGCCCGGCGGGCCGGAACGGCAGGAGGAAGGACGAGAGAAACGCGCTGACGTAGTTCATGGGTCGGGCCTTCAAGAGAGAGATAGCTGGCCTGCAGGGCGCTCGCGCCGAGCTGGTACTTCGCCGACGCGGCGCGGCCGCGCTCGTACTCGGCCTGCAGGTCTTGCGCGAGCTGCGTGGCGCGCTGCGCTTCCTTCTGCTGCCAGGCCGCACGCTCCTGCATGCGGCCGGCGCCGTGGATCGCGAATGCGCAGGCAGCGAGCAGCAACGCCGCAACGAGACCTTCCCAGGCCCTGGCTGTGAGGCTCATGGCGCATCGCCCCCCATGCACTGCGCATGCAGCCTGAGGCGGTCTTTCCAGATCCCCGCGCAGGTCTTGTTGCCGGGCGCCGAGCAATCGATCTTGCCCACGTACTTCCAGCCGAGGATGGCGTTGCATGCGCCCGCGTAGTCAGCCGCGTTGAGGCGCTGCACGAGCACCGAGGTACGGCCCTTCTGGCCGCCGGTGCAGAAGTTGAAGGCGCCGATGTTGTAGGCGAGGCTCACGTACGCGTCGTACTCGTGCTGGCGCAGCGGCACCTTCACGCATTGCTTGAGCTCGCTCTCGTAGGCCTGCACGTCGCGCAAAGCGCGCTGCAGCGCGGGCACGGGCGTGGTGGTGTCGCCCATGCGCACGCCGCCGGTCGTGCCGAAGCCGATGGTGGGCACGGCCGTGCCGTGCACCGGGTCGGGGTAGGCCTTGTCGCTGTAGCCCTCGCGCGCGACGATGCCGATCAGACCCGCCGCGCTCAGCGCGAGCGCGGCCAGCAACTGGCGCGGCGCCTGGCCGCGCTGGCGTGTTCGCTGCCGCTTGGAGAGTGTTCGAGAGATGTCGTTGCCCATGACCCGAATGGTCGGGCGAAGGGGTCAAACGACTGAGGCCGACATGAGCCGGCCCCTTTGTTCATTTCTTCAGATTTCGCCGCCGTGCCAGACGACGCGCCCGCTGATGTGCAGGTCCGCAGCCTGCTCGGCGCTCAGCACCTGCGGCTTGTACGCGGGGTTGTAGCTGATGATCTGCAGCCCGCCGGTGGAGAAGTCGCGCTGCAGCACCTTCACGTAGTCGTGTCCGTCGAGCTGTATGACGTACACGCCGTCCTGGTCGAGCGACTTGGTGGCGGTGTCGACCAGCAGGATGTCGCCGTTGTTGATCTTGTCGGCCATCGAATCGCCGCGCGCATGGACGATGCGCGCATGCACCGGCTTCACGCCCTTGCGCGCCATCCACGAGCGGCTGAACGCGAAGCGACCCATGTGCTCCTGCGAACCGTTGATGGCGCCGCTGCCGGCGCTCACGCGCACGTCGAGCAGTTCGACCAGCACGAAGACCTCGTCGTCCAGCCCGCTCGACAGCTCGCTGGGCGGGTTGGCCGGCTGAAACGGGTTGAGCTCGGACGGGTCGACCCCTAGCGCCAGCGACATCACGTACAGCTGCTCGAGGCTGGCGTCGCTCACGCCCCGCTCGATGCGGCCCACGGTATTGAAGTGCAGGCCGCTGCGCTGGGCGAGGTCGTCGATGGTGAGGCCCTTCTGCTTGCGCAGATCGCGAACCCGCGCGCCTTGCGCGAGAGCCAGCTCGCCGACGCGAGCCTTCACCTGATCGTCGTCGGGTGGAGTGTTGATTTGCGGCTTCACGATAACTTTGATTTGTGCGAACGCGCACATCCTAGACACGTACAGGTATTTTTTCAACCCGCATGGTGTCTGAGTCCGTGTAAATGTTCGTTTTCATGTTCTTCTTGATTGTGAAAACCCGAATTGTGTGCATAATCGGCCTCATCGACATAAAACAACATATTTTGATGTTTCAGCACCCTGCGCGGGTTAAAGAAGAACCTGAAATGCGTCAAATCGACCTATTCAGGTTGGAGAAAGAACATGGATCCGCGCACGACAGCTGAATCCTGAACCGGCCGAAGGTTGCGGCGGTGCGCCCTGAGCGGAACGCGAGGGCGGAAGTTTGAAGAGTGCCCGACGAAGATTGCAGCCTTCATCGGGCGTGCCAGTGAACTGAGCAGTGCCACGAGCGAGGAGGAATGTACTGTGAGAAAACGCTTTGTCAAAACCGAAGGCCGCGCGCGCCGGACAGGAGGCGCGTGATGGAAGACAC